GTGACAACATTGAGTCTGCAACATTTACAGTTGTGGAAGAGACAGTAGTAGTTGTGCCTGATACTGTTAAATTTCCAGAAATTGTTACGTTAGTAGGAAGTCCAATATTAATCTTATTATTAGATACTGTAGTTTCAATCTCATTAGCAGTACCTTCAAAAGTTAAGGTATCTGTGCCAACCGCAACCGTATCATTTGAGCCACTATCAGCAGCTATTGTTAAAGTACTAGCTTGAGCTATCCAGCTAAGGACGCCTGAACCATTAGTGGATAATACATAACCATTAGTAACCGACGCAGGAAGAGTATAAGTTAAATCAGATCCAACTGTTGCAGGCGCTTTTAAAGCTACATAATTTGTACCGTTAGCAGTCGCTTCAAAAAGTTGTACTTCACCTTGAGCCTTTAGTTTAATTTGATCAATATACGAATTAGCATCTGTAATTATTGCACTACTAGCAGTAAGATTTCCTGCTGTGTGGTCAAGCATGTCCATGAAATGCTTGCCACCGATAATTTCTGGAGTGTTTCCACCGCCACTTTCGTTACCGATTGCGAGCCTTTTACCATACGTACCATTGTCCCCATAGGCATAAAATAGCTCACCTTGGGCAACACTGGTAGGCTTACCAGTACCCGTAGTTCTTTTAATCTGAATTGTTTGAGCCATTTATAAAACTCCGAATATCCTAATAGGATCCTGCGTCTATTGTATCAGAATCGCCTGCAGCTGCGCCCACTATTATGGGAACCCACTGAAATGTGCCTGAACTTGTTTCTCTATAGACTTTAAATTGATCGTCATCGGTATCATACCAAGTGTCTCCTTCAGAAATATAACTTCCTGTAGGAGTGGATGCACCTCTAAAATCTTGATCTGCTAATTCTTTTAATGCATCTCTTAAATTAGTAGTTGTAATTGTTCCATAAGGTACAACGGTAACATTTGCCGCTGTTATTTGCCCAGGAACTTCAAATGGTACTGCTAATGTATAAGCTTGTAATTCTGTAACATCATCAGTAATATCAACCGTTGTTGATGTTCCAGTAACACTAACTTCTGTAACACTTTCAGTCACTGATATTGTTGTTTGTGTACTCAACGGGTCACCTCAGGTGTGATAGTAACATCTCCTTGCATAATACGTTTAACAATAGAATTATTTGCTGTATAGATTTCTAAATCATATACGTACTGTCCAGCAGCAATACCCGAACTTGTAGCAGCAGGTAATTGCATTTTTAGAGCTCCATTAGACGCATTAGTAACAGTAACCGTAAATGATGCAGATACAGAACTTGCAGTAACTGATGTACGCAGCTGTGCTCGACCTGAGTAATTAGCCAAGTTTAAAGCTGATCCTCCTTCCTTAATAACCAAGTCCAACGCAAAGTCGGAGCCTTGGTCGATTACCAAGTTATATGTTCCTGCGCTCATGTATATTTCTCCATGCTGAAATTATATCTCAAAGGACATAAATAGTCAAGTTTTATTTTTTAGGTGGTTAGTATTAACTCATATTACCAAGTATGACACGATTAACTCCGGCTGTTTCACTAGTTGTATCACGAATTACAATTCTCTTATTTTGAGAGTCTAAAGTAATATTTGCATTTGGCCAATCAGTGGCTGCACTAATCGTACCATACCCACCACCCATAATCCTATACCCTTTAATACGCCAGCCATCTACAGTACTACCTATATATCCACTCGTTGCTTCTAGTACGCCTTTAAATTTGGCTCCTGATCCATCAATATAAAAATGCGGGGAACGTAAACGTCCCTTATCAAGATCTATATGCAGTCCTGCACTAGATACATTTCCATCGGCATCTGTTCCATAACTGGCGGTGCCTGTAGAAATTGCACTTATCTTTCCTGTAGTAATATTGCCACCATGAATGGTAGTATTTGTATCCGTTTCTAAAGCAGTAAATGTTACTAATCCTGTAAACTTCACACCCTTTGCAGGAGTTGTAAAGGTAACCGATCCTGTTGTCTGTACTACATTATTTGTAACAGTTTGCTCAGTAGTATAGTAGGAATAGTAATAAATATCAGTAGTATTAGACGCATCAAAAGTTGGAGGAGAAGTACTCCAATTATTAGTTAATCCTGTAAAAGCCCCTGTACTAAAATTAAAATTAGTAGCAGAAGGTGTACTAGGAGCATTAGATTCCGTTACAGCTATCTGATAATATACGAAACCACTCAACATTTTAGGCGCATTAGTTCCTTGTGCTGTGCTATCTGATCCTGCTTTGACTTTGTATAATGATTGCCTCTCATTAAAAGTAAAGCTCTTACCTGCCGCATTTTTATAGAGTATAGTAATAGTAATTGTTTCAGTATCGTTCATCTGCGTACTACCACCAGTACCATAACTATGGTCATTTAAAGTATAAACGGTGCTAGTATTACTATTTCCTCCATAGCTCCAATTAGAAGCATTAGTGGAGGCTACTCCTGTAACTATCCAAGTATTATTTGGCATAGTGGAATAGTTGGCATGATAATTTTTCTGTACGCCATCAGCAAAAAATTCAACGGTAGTTCCACTGCCAGAATAACTAGATACCTGACCGGCATTATTGGCACTAACTCCATGATTGGGGTTACCTAAAGATAGCCACATGCCCTCGCTTCCTGCAACAAATGAGTGTAAGGTTGCTTGGTCTTCCGCAGTAATAGTATTATCTTCAGGCCAGTTACCGTCATCTCGTCCCTGTCCAGCTGCAGGTTTTTCTGCTACTTCTACCGTTACTACCTCGTGGGTTGTTCCTGTAGTAACAGTAGTAGGTATCGTATAATCCACAGAAAGAGTCCCTTCATCAGCCCAATAATAACTACCACTGCCGCTAGAGTACGGGGTTCCCGTTAAATATGTACTACCACGCTTAATCCTAATTAAAGGAGTTGTAAAGTTTCTAGGAGTTGCAGTAATACGTATCTTCCCGCTAGTGGGGCCTGCTGTAAACGAAGGATTTGCCCCATTAGCATCATAACTTATACTCCAATCTGAAGAAGATAAATCTACGGTTGTACCACTATCGCCGGCAGCACCTCCTAAAGCTTTTGTTAGAGTTTGAACTGTAGTTTTTTCCCAAATTACATAGGGAGGATTGGCTTTAGCTTTCCTAGATTTTACTCTTATTGTATAAGTAATAGCTTCAGTATTATCAGTATTAGAAGTAGCCGTATGATCGCCAATAGTAACTATATTATTATTTACCGCAATAGGACCTCCTAAAGTAACATCACTACCAGTAACCGTTATGGCGGAGATATACCAGGAACCCACAGCCATAGCTGCTTCATCTCCTGATGCTAATCCTGTGGTAGCATTCGTTTTACCAGCGTAAGTGGCTATTAGGTCTCCTCTGAATACTTCTATTGTAGTTCCTGACCCTGCTATTGTTCCGGTGAAGGTTCCGTCGGCAGGTGTTAGGTAAGAATGTGAATGATTAGGCTGAGAAATTGTAACTCCATATATACCCTCTCCCGCTAATCCAACTATAGATGTGGTATCAATAGCGACGTTTCCAGTCGGAGCGCTAGGAGCACTCCACCCTGACGGCTTCTCTCCAACCTCTACTTTATATACTCTGGGCCAGTCCGCTTTAGCATGTACTGGAGGAATAGCTTCTCTAGTTTGCAAAGTACCTGCACCCGTATCTGTCCAATCTGCGTCGTCTAGAAAAGTCCAAGTACTGGTATCGCTCCAGTCTTGCAGTACGACGTCAGAGCCGGGTCCTGTACGAGTAAACTTATATATAGCATCAGTAAAGTTATGTGCGGTTGCAGTAAGTACTATATCACCATTAGTACTATTATATACGGGATTTGCGAAATCTTCATCATATATAACACTATTATCGTCTGCAGTGATAGAAACTGTCTTGCCGTCTACACCTATAGATCCATCTTGTACTTTTACAATTTTAAAATTTTTGGTTTTACTTTCGCTCTGATCAGTGGATTCTCTAACGGTTACCGAGAAATCTAATGATGAGCCATTATCGTATCCGATTCCTGAAGTTCCATCATGTAGTTTCCATGTAAGGGTTTGCCCCGTTACATCATTAGGAGCAGATAGTCCTGAAGTATCGTCATTAACATAAGTACTTTGAGCACTTTCACTAGTTTGACTAAAGCCTGCCCCTGTAATTATAAACTCTGGGTCATCGTAGGCTAACGCATCCGATGTGATAGTAAGGGCGGCTTCGTTCTGAAGCACGGAAGAAGAATTATAGTTAAGAAATGAGATATTTGGATCAACAATTAGTGCTCTAAGCCCTTCTAAAGTTTGATCCTCAATCCACCTAACAGAAATATGAGTATAGTTACTACCACTACGATTAATACGGGCGATTACTGCGTCCGTCGCATAGTCAGGCCTTAAAGCGTTTCTAGCTATTGCTTTAGACTCATCTACACTTGTAAGGTCCGATGACGTTGTATTTAATTGAACATTTGTATAAAGAACATCATCACTTTCTATGAATGCTACTCTACCCCCATAGTAAGTATTTGATGCAGTTTTTACTCGTATAAGGTCGCCTATTTGAAATCGAGTAGTAAACGCTGTTGTTCCGTCAGATTTTTCTACTTTATTACTATACTTATGTAATTTAACTCTCGCATCTGCACTATTTGTACAGTCTGTCCAAACATTTTCAGAATTACTAGCAAACTGATCATATTCTTGCCAATATTTAAGGGTGGTATTTTGGCATTTAAATATAGTATGTGTTACTAATTTAAAATAATCAGTAGTATCATCAGCATCAAAATAAATAAAAGCAGCACTAATTTCTTTCCCATTAGTAGCCATAGAAGTAACATCTTGTTGATACGTAGTGATAGTACTTTGATTCGCATTATTAACTGTAATTTCAGGATCGCCAGGTGACTGTAATGCCCAGTCTTTAGTAAGTAGGCTCCATGTTGTTCCCGCCGAGGTACTATCATTTTTAGCCTTGGAACCTTTAGTATTTGCTCTAATACCACTAGGAACTCCCTCTTTAGTTCTATTACACGATACTTTATATTTATCAACAATATTTACAGATCCCCACTTGATTTTTGAACGCTTGTGGGTTATAGCTGAGAATGTTTGCACACCAAAATTATATACACCATTTGGAATTTTTAAAACTCGGTGAGACTTTAGCTGAGGATTCTTAATGGGAATTAAATCAGTACCATCAGGTAGGGGCGGGTCTACATGAATTGCATATCCAGAAACACTCTCGTACAAGGTTCCATCGGAGTTTCTAGGAGTATCCCATTGTATCACTATCTCTTCTAATTGTGATCTCCAGTCTGCATCATTAAGTAAATATATGGCACCAGGTGCTGGAACAAAATCTGCTTCTGGAGGATTTACAGGGTCTTGAGTTCCTAAAATAAAATCTTTATCTACTGCATCATATTTTGAATTATAAAACTCAACAGCAGAAATATCCCAGTTCTTATCCTTATCCTCTTTTAGTCCTAAAATCTTGAATTCTTTATACGAAGGTGTAGTATTAGCCCCATTAGAGATCTCACGAATAGACCATATTGTATGATCTGGAATAGTACCAGAGTATGCACTATTAATTGCTATCTGTGTTACCCCATTCACAACAGAAACATCAGTAGAATCAAAATCTTTTGTTTCAACTGTTGTAGAATTTTGAAACTGTAGAACAACTAACTTACCATTATCATCTTCAACATTAAGAATATTTTTCTCAATTTGTTCGTCCGAATCAGATCCGCCCATTAATACAGTAGAAGTTCCATTAATTTTAGCAAAAGATACCTCATCACCTCTATTATAAGTATAAACGGTACCTCCATGAGTTACTACAATAGGGGCATCCTGCGCTGATATAATCTTACGTACAAGTACTAGTAAAGCTAATTTATAAGAAAAGCCATTTGCTGTTGTTCCAAACTCGTATTGGCGTGTTCTTCCTCCATCTATTTGAGCCTTGTCTGATATGGTTGCAATATCTTTATCTAAAGTTATTGCCGAATTTGTAGAATTAGTTATTCTTCCGCTGAAAGCGATGCCGGTCTCATTAACATCTTGTATATTTACAACGTCTCCGGGACGTAAAAAGGAAGCATTAATTGACGTTTTAAATTTAGCAACTTCTGTCTGATTTATTGCAGTCCAAGCTTTCCACCTACCGAATCGTAATGCCTGGCCTTCTGAAGTGCATCCAAATGCAACTGCTTTTTTATTTATTATTCTTTTAGTTTCTATTATATTTTTCTTATCTTCTACAACTAGAGGTTCTTGTTTATAGCCCGCCGCAGGATTGTTCCAAATAACCGTATATTGATTAGTTCTGGTTTTACTTCCTGTGGATTCTGAGTTTAAGCTATCCTCTATCATATTATCAATAGAGAAGTTATAAATAGGCGTTGCTGGCATATCAGGAATAGTAGTTAGTTGACCGTCTAGCCAATATACCATGCCTCTAAATATAGTGGCCATGTCCTTTAATACTTTATAAGCCTCGGTAGCTTTAGTCAAATATAAATTTGTAGTAAACCTAGGCTCCACCCCTCCGTCTACAGTAGGTACTTCTTCATCACAATACTTTGCAATTCTATATAATTGATACGAATTTATATCCTGAGCTTCCAACCATTTTCCTAAGCCATATCTATTATTAGTCAATATATCGTAAAATACCCACGCAGGATTATCAGTATAATAAGTACCGAGGTCTAGGCCACTGGTATTGGAAGTCCCTTCATTACTAAACTCTCCATTCCATATACCGGTATATACGGCTTTACCCGTTTCAGATAAATGTCTAGGAGTATAATTTCCAGGTATTGCTACTTTTAAGCCGCGAACATGGTATGCCCGTTTAGGTGGGGAGGCAAAACTTTTAGAGCTGAAATTAACAGAAGCCATAGCGGAATATGGATAAGATAACTTTTCCTTAATCGTAGCAATAACTTGGTTAATTTTCACACCATCAATTACGGATACTATCTTCGGGTCATTAGAAGAAACTGATTTTAGGAAATCACCTACTCTAACGAGTTTACCAGGACTCTCTAATGATTGCCCATTTGGAGTTAGACGAACAATGTGTAGTTGTAAATCGCTCAGTATTAGGTGTGTACTAACATCTATAGTTACAATATAACTAACTGCTGTTTTTTTCCTTCCGTATCCAATGATATGGTAATTGAATTCTCCGGCTGATATATCCGTCCAATCTGTAGCATTCGTTCCTCCGGTTTGTGAAGCCTTTAAAGCGATATGGAATGCGGCTCCAGAAAAAGTTTCTGAACCATCGTCCATGGCGGCAAAATGACCTCCTGGAAATTCAAAATGGATTGTTATTTCATCAATTTCGTTAATTTGTGCGCCGGAAAAAGATTCACTAAAAGTAATTGTTGTATGTGCTGCGCCTGCCTCTTTAAGAGCGTCTAATTGAGTCGCGGTGGGATAGCCGGCAGAATAAGTATTCGGAATAGTATTAGTGCTATTAAAATTGGCTGCTTGGGCTTGAGTTAAAGTTACAGGAAAAGAGCCCGTTCCGGTTCCTGCTAGTTGTACTATAGGCTTTTGCTCAAGACTTCCTATTCTGAATTCAAAACTGGAACCAGGGTATTTTTTAGTGCTTTCGGGAGTGCCTCCAGCATGTTGTGTAGTTGTACTTTTGGTATCTACGGACTCACTTAAAAAATATGTTTTATTAGTAACAGTTCCTGCGTCTTTGGTCCACTTTGGAATATAAATTACTTTATTACCACCACTATCTTCTTTAACGTCTGCGACTGCGAAATAATCAAGGTAGAAATCTATAGTTACTTCATTTGAGCCACCTGCCCAAATATCTTTTTCCATCTGCGAGTTCCTATAGGGTCTATGTAACTTAATATAAGCAGCACCAGTAGTTATATTACTGCCTCCATTAATCTGAGTAAATCCAATATCGTTGTATAAAAGATAGAGAGAGCCTTCCAATGTTTCACCTGAGGAGGAAACTAATCTAACTACAGGCTTTAAGTTGTATTTAGTCTCATTATGTTTGTTAAGGTCAGTTATTCGCCAAGCATCTTTAAAAAACCCTTGCATACTGCCATCCCAGGCTATAATCTGTGCGTAACCCGGGTTTAGCTGCTGTCCCCGCTTAACGAAGCCCTTAAACTTATCAAGTCTAACTTTATGGTGGAATAGACTCTCTACCTTTAGCCAGCTAAAAATCTCGGCATCTTCTGATGTTACGTCTCTATTTGATAAATAAGTGGTGGTTCCTCCTTTATCTTTAAGAGTAGCAGTTGCCGGGCCATCTGAAGTGATGTTAGGAATAGAGATTAAAAGTTCAGTATCATCAACAACTTCATCTGTGGCACTCTCAGGTGTAGAACTACTAATAGATGCAGTATTAGTATTGGATAACTGATCGCCTGCTAAATAAATAGAGGCTTCTCCATTAACTAAACCCTCTATCGGCCCTTCTGATATAAGATCCGTAATAGAGACTTCTTGAACATTAGAACCAGATAATGCTAGAGACTCTGGATCTTGAGAATATCCTAGGTTTGATAGATCTAGTCCATTTAAATTCGGCATTATTGTACGCTCTCATAGTCGCTAGGACTTCTATTATAATTCCCATTACCATCGCCTGTTACTACTATTCCGCCTGCGGAATGTTGTCTATTACTTGCCCTACTAGAAGTATTTTCTAAATTAAAAGTGATTGGCTGACCAGGCACCCGTAATTCTCCATAAAGTAGAGGAACTGGAAATCCTTCTGGAAGAACTTGTTCTGATCCTTGAAAAATATACGATTCATTTTGTTCCATATTATCTACTGCTGGGTCCGGCACCATCATTTCCGCAATACCTTGCATTACTAAACTTGAGCCCATTGCGAATAAAAATTGTCCCCAAGGACTAAATATACCTCCAGGAATCATAAAGGCTGCAACCATTAAAATAACTCCAACTATAACTTTTACTATTCCTTTAGCCCCGTGTGGAGTGGGAGTAATAATTATATCACCTTTATCCAAAGGCAGAAGGAGTTCTCTATCATCGTCAATATACTGATCACCCATTTTTATGGTAAACCCTATTTCTTTTTCAGTAGAGTCGATTAAATATTTGTCTACACCGTCATGGTTTGCTTTTAAATACTGCATAACTTCACGTACGGTTTCAGCTTTTACTTCTGCGACCTTACCGAACTTTTCTCCCATTTCCCCATTTAAATATAATTTACGCAACATATCTATAAGCTCCTACTAAATACGAGTACCAAAAAGGATACAAATTCTCTCTACATGATAGTCTATTAACTGCATGATGGTAGAAAATGTCATTCCCAATATATACTCCACAATGATTATTTATTTCTTCTTGTACACGAAAAATTAATACATCATTTTCCTGTAACTCGTCTAATTTTATTTCTTTTCCACCCCAATTCTTAATTACATCGGGACAAAAATAATCAATTCCTCTTTTATACCAGTCATCTTCAAATGCAGCTCTTGGGGGTATTGTAATTTCTTTTGAAATTAAATAGTCTCTCATTGCCTCAAAACAGTCACGAATTCCAAATTTATACTCTCGTCCATATAAGTCTATGGTATTTGTTTCTGGCTGTACTATTGTTAGATCCATATTGGGATAACTAAATATATAATATGGTATACCCATCGCATTACAGTAGTCTTTATCTGTTTGCCCAGGCTCGGAACTATCTCCTATATGGTTATGTACAATTCCTATTATATCTGTAGTAAGTAATAACTTTATATATTCTTCTGAATCCATTATAAAATCATCGTGGTTTTCTGCAATATTTGTAACAGGAAACCACTGTTTCTTGCCTTTAACTACTGCTAGTACTCCACACCCTTCTCTAGGAAATTCTTTATCAAAATGTTCTTTTATTGCATCTATATCCATTATCTATGCTTTCTGCTTCCGGGGAATCCTCCGAATGGTAGGGCTGCTCCTGCAGTATTTGTTTCAAATGAAGGTATAGTTCCAATCGTGGTACCTGATGGATTATCACATTGGAATCTAATCTTACAAGAAGTTAATAATTTCCCACAGGAATCCCCTCTAGTCCAATGATCCGAATTAGGACCAGGAGTCTTACCTGTACTAGGTAAAACTGCTCTATATATAGTGGCTGTGTCATCTAACGTAAAACTGGAGTCATTAGCGGTACTAACAGAAGAACAAGGGTGAGCCACATAGTCGTTTCTTTCCGAATGTGTCGCATGCACAGAAAAAGGAGAATTCGCATGCCAAGGCCTATAGACTCTACATTGTTGCCAAGCGCTATTAGAACTAGAAGGTGGGGAAGTATTACTATTACTAATGGCTATATTAGACCTCCAATACGTATAACCTCCATCCCCATCACTAAGTGCTACTACACGCTGTTTAGGGAATGCTGTATTATTGGCGTATAAATAACCACTTCTTACAGATGCATCCGTACTCTGATGAACTATACCCCACCAAACAATTGGCTCATCATTTTCAGTATAATATAAATTCCAAGTTTTGGCAGTTCCATCCACTTCTGTATTAACTTCGCTATTTATTTTCCATGTGCAAGCGCCTATAGGAGGATTAAACTCTAGTCCTTGATACTCCCAGGGGCAATATTTTCCAATTACTTGTCTGTGGGGCAACTTTATACCCTCTAAATCATACGGATTCGCTAAATCAAAAACAGCTAAAGTAGCATTTTTTACTTTTATCCTATCAATATACCATATTCGTTTCGGGAATTCTACCACTGCTTTGGTTGAAACAGTGGAAGGATCAATAGTTAAATATTTTTCTAAAGTTTGCCGTTGTGTGAATCTTTTTCCTATTAAATCTTCTAATTTGAATGTTCCTGAAAAGCCATCAGTGCCTCCATCATCTGCATTTTGGAATAAAGATGTTGATCTCAAAATAGACTCGACATTAGCAATACTTAATGTAGGACGATTTGCTGCTCCATCACTCTTTATCTCAAAAGCACTAACTTCTATGGGCATTGCATAATAAGTGTTTCCATCAAAAACTATAGGTGCATAATCTATATTGGAAATACCGGTTCCAGTAATAGCCATACCAACTTTTAAATTAGTAGCACTAGCTACATAAAGAGTCTTACTATTGTCTACACTAGCACTGATTGTTGTTTGTTGTGTTGTTGCTACTCCTGCATCAGTATACCCAGAAAATGTTAATGTAATTCCATTAGCTAATGTTTGTGCAGTATTTACTGTAACAGTAGTTCCGCTTATTGCAGTAATTCGGGTATCAGTGGACAGGCCCGGATGAAAATAAAGCGTAGTTCCAGTAGACCATTCTAACTCATAGACAGAAACAACTCCGCTGTCTATTTCTAACTTTTGTACTTCTGATGCTATTAAATTTGCGTTGCTCATGCATATATTCTTCTAAATTTGCCGGTAACATTATAGTAGCTACCATTTCCATAATTAATTGACCAATTATCACAAACTACTTTAATTGTTCTCTCTGATCCCGAAGCATTACTATCGGGAACTGTAAAATTAAAAGAAGTAACTCCTGCTTTATCTTCAAAAAATTTAATAATATCATCAGCAGTTGCTTTCTCTCTGTTTTTCATATTCACAGCATAAATTTCTTCAAGAGGATTTAACCCCATCTTACCCCGTTGCTCATAGCCATTCCCAAATTTAGTAATTCTGACTTTAGGAGTGCTAGTACGAGTTAAATCATTATCCGGACGAATAGTAGCTGTAGTAATATCAGTTCCTGAAATTTCAAATCCAATAGCCATTACGCAGTTCCATAAGGGCTCAACATACCGCCAGCTCTTTTTTCGTCTAATAATACTTGTTGCACTGCCATCTTTAACCTTTCTCCTAATAATTGCGCTTCTTGAGTATCACTTTCTACGGTTGAGTCAGAATCATCTCTAGTAATATTAATTGTCATTCCTACGTTATTACTAGCACCTGCTCCTTTAAGACTTACGGGTATATCTTTTCCATTTGGAAGTGGGACTACTGCTTCACTACCATGTAATAACGCCGGGTATCCTGACCTTGGTCCTCGTGCTATACCGCCTGTTGCATATCCTAATGGGGGATATAATCCGCTTTTTGCAACATTTGAAAAATCTGTCGTTCTTACTGCAGAAGCACCAGGAGTACCACCAAAACCACCTCCGCCTCCGGCAAAACCACCTGCTCCAGCGAATGCAAACGCTCCTGTTAAAAGGGCATTAAACCATCCAGATCCGCTACCTCCGCCGACCATGCCATGAAGCATACCTCCTATACCTGATAAAAGTCCTTGAAACAATCCTCCAAAATCTGTTTTTACTTTACTAAACATTTGGGTAAAATCGCCAATTAACCCCTCTTTTCCAAACATACCTCCTAATTTTGAGAGGAAAGGAGCATCTCCAGAAAAAAGACCTTTCATTTTTGTACCAAACTTACTAAAAATACCACCTATAGTATCAGTTGTGCTTTTTTGGCCGGTCTTATCGTCTCCACCATATAAAAGACTACTTTTTGCTACGTGGGAGTCCAGTCCTGACATATCGTCTAGGCCTCCAGATTTAGAACTAGGTAGCCCTTCAATTTTCTTTCCTAAAACTTCTATCTCCTCTAGACTGTCTGCCGTTTTCTCCCAATCAAACTTTTTATTTTTGTTTGCTTCAAACTCTTCTTTAGTCATAGGCTGTAGCCAGGTAGTTTTCAATCCGGGCTTTCCACCTGCTCCACCTGCTCCACCTGAACCACCTCCTCCAGCTACAGTACCATTTACATAAACAGTTGTTGCATTTACAGTCATAGTATTTACTGATTGTCCTGCAGCTCCTGTACCTTTTTCAGCGTCTTTAATTGCCTTGGCGGCTGCTTTTCCTCCTTTTTCTATTTCTTTTGCAACTACTGCTCCTCCATCTTCATGGGCTTTCGCTATTCTTTTTGCTGCACGCTCTTGTGCTTCTTCCTGGAGACGTATTCTTTTTGCTTCTTGAGTTTCTATGCCTAATCCTTGCATTATTTTTTTAGTCCAATCAGTAGCAAAATTATCTAATGCACCTTCTGCAACTCCTTTTGCTATTCCTAACACTGCTTCCTTGACTGACTTCTCCCCTTTTAGAACCCCCGATAGACCGCCTTGTATTCCGGTTTCTAAATTTGCTGCTGCGGTATCAGCAAGGATACTGGCAAAATTCATTTGGCGTTCTAAAGCTTCTGCTTGTGCTTCGAGAAGTAATAATTGCATTTCATAATTAGCTATTTTATCAAGATCTTGCTTTTCTGTATCCATTGCAAGCTTCAGATGCTCATTTATCTCGAGTCTTTTGAGATCGTTTTCCATTAGTTTTTGTTGGATTCCTAAATCCTTCTTTTGTAAAGGAGTAGACCCCGCCAATGCTTTCGTAAAGCTAATTTGTAGTTGTAGTCTTTTAGTAGCTAGTCCTATTTCTAATTCTTTAATTCTCTTTAATACTCTTTCTTTATCTTCTAATTTACCAATCTCTTCCGTAAACCAATCTAATTGTTTTTGAGTAAATTGTTGTTTATTTTGCTTTATTATAACATCATAAATATCTTTCTGATCTTTGATTTTAGCGGATAAATCAGTAACAGAAGTTTTATAAGTAGTAATACCTGCTATTAAACTATTGTAAGAGGTATGTAATTCCTTATTTTGTTCTTGTGCAAATGCTGCTTGTTTTGCTTGCTCTTCAAATATCTTCTCGAGACGTGCTAGATCCTTAAGTTTAGAATCACTTAGAATATCTCCTTCCGCTAATGACTCGAGTATTGATCTATAATCAATCATAGCCTTGGTCATGCCGCCTTTAAAAGTATCTAGATATCCTAAGACTTGCTTTGCTGCAATTTTTTGGTTTGCTGTTGCTTCTTTAATCTCTACTTTTAAGTCCTTTTTAGCGGTTTCAAGCTTAGTCTCTGACGATTCTAGTTCTTTAATTGTTTTCTTTAGTGCTCCAATCTCCTTATCAGGAAACAACAAATCGCCTATAAATCTTGCTGCACCAGCTGCACCAGGGACTCCACCTATCATTCCATCAGCAGCCCTCGCACCTTCCATTCTGGCCTCTTTCTCTACTTTAAGTAATTCTTTTTTTGCGTCTACTTTTTTCTTTATTTCCGCAACTTCTTCTTGCATAGCCACAACCCCTTTTGTCAGCTCACCAGACTCAAACGCCGATCTCTGTCTTGCAACCTCTAAAAGTGTCTTTGAAGTACTAGAAAGATACTGACCTTGAGCTTGTAACAGTCTTAAAGGGTCTGCTTTTCCTGATCTCTCTTGTGCTGCTGCTATTTCCTCTTGAATCCCTGCGAATTTTTTAAATTCCTCATTCGTGTTTTTTAACTTTTCGGACAGGTCTTCAAACATGGTTCTTAGTTCTGCAATCTTTCTGTTAGGCCTCCACAGCCCAAGCATCTTGGCACCTTCTTTCATTAAATCATACGCCATCATCAGCATGCCAATCCATCCCGCTGCAGCCATTACTTTATCAACACCCTTTACAAACATTGCAGCAGCCGCTTTTGCTCCAGCAAAGGCTTTTTTAAACGCCAGTCCTATTTTCTTGGCAACCAGTTCAGCCCTTTGGGTTAATTTCCAGAAACCCATTTCTATCTTTTCCATAGTGGTTGCATGACCTCGTTCCATCTTTTTAAGAGTTAGGATATACATACGTCCAGTTCTCTTATCCATTTTTCGGATGGCACCGTTGCCTTGTTTAGCATGGGCTAACATAAGGGTTATACGATTTTTTGAGTACTTATCTGCTTTTAATGCTTCTTCTCCTCCTTTTGCTAAAATATCTACACCACTTCCTGGCTTTGCGTCTTTTACTGTGGAGGCTCCACCAGTTCTTTCCAAGTCTTTTTGTTGCTTTTCTAGCTTTTCCATTTCTTCACGAGCCTCTGTATATGCTTGAGAAGCGTCATCTGCGGCTTCTTGTGAAGCTTTTGCCCATTCTTGAGTTCCAGGTATAATGGCTTTGATAATAGGAATGGCTAATAGTGCTAGAGCAGCAGTTAGAGAGCCTATATTTTTAATAAAGAATTCTGAAGCAGGCTCTGATATTTTATTAATCCATTCTTTAAGAGGCTTCATTACTTTCTCAAACTCAATTCCTAAACGTGCTAACTTGTTTGCTTGAACATCTGTGGCATCTGCAACAGAATTAAATTTATCTTCTAACTGTCCTTGTACTTCTGCAAACACTGCTTGTTTCTTTTCGTAATTTGATAAGTCTTTTGCCGATTTTCCTAAAGTTGCTGCATAATTTGTTTGTGCATCTGCTAAACGAAGTGTAATACCTAATTCGTCTAAAAGTTCTGGCTCTGCTTTAGTAACGCCACGAATTAAACGATTGAAAGAGTCTGTAACATCTCTACCTAGTATTTTTGATAGATTTCCTGCACCTTCTGCTAATTCTGTTATCTGTCCTTGGCCTAATCCGGATGCAATACCTATAGATGCTGCCTCGGAGGCAGTTTTGAAATCAAGCATAGCGCCTGAGGCTGCCTGAATATCTGCAGTAAGTGATTTCATGCCTACACCCGTTGCACCCGCAAATGCAACTTGAGAATCTTGTATAACACGGTAATCAGCAGCTTTCTTTAAGAACTGAAAAGCCGCAGTGATTGCAAATACGTTAGAAGCAAGAATAGCATAGGCGGGCACTAAAGTACCAGTCATACCTTGTGCCATCTTTGAGAAGTTTTTTGTCGTATTAGAAGATTGTCTAGATAAGCCTTTTAGATTTCTATCTGCGTCTTTAGTGGACTTGCCCGTTTTTTTATGGGCGGCCTCTACGTCATCTAATGCTAGCCCTAGCTTTTTTGAATCGACAGCAACACGCTGAGTTGTGCCATTGTCATCAACTATAATATCAATATATACTTTATCTTTTCCGGCCATTAACCCTGCACATTATGAGTGTATGTCTTACCACTGCTGTGCTGACGTTTTCTCTCGTCAGCTTTACGTTTTCTGCTTTGCTCTTCTGATTTATTTTTAACTACAATTCCTTCCCATATTTTCATAAAATAAAGAATTGTTTTCTTATCTTCTACTTCAAATAAATTGAACAGGTGATCTACTGTGCCCCAGTCCTTCCCCATATAGGTTCCGGACATACCGTCCCATCTATCAGATAGGTACCCAGATATTAAAAATGCCACTTGAACCTCATCTGGAAATTCAGAAGTTTCAAGCGGCATTCTTTTAGGATCAGGTTCTTCACCTAATTGTTCACAAATTTTTAGGTATTTTTCCCAGTCAATGTTGGTTGTACTTTCTTTTACATATCTTTCAAGTAGCCCCGTAATTTCAGCTACTTGTTCCCAGTAAAATTTTCTAGATCACCTACTGTTTCAGTTACCCAAGTATCAAAATCACTTGCGTTTTTCATAAGCAATTCTGCATTTTCCTGGGTATAAGGTAAACAATCTTCAGGATCTAAGTCTCCAACATCTACCAAAAGAAGCTCTTCTAGGTAACGATATTTTAAGCCTTTCCATCCTTTGATTACGCCTTTACAATATTCAACAAGAAACTTATCTTCGTTTAACTCTTCTTCGGGTTGCCGAGTTTTCTTATTCCATTTAGTAGTTAGACATTTTTTACGAAGTCTTACTAACTCTTCACGTGCTAAATAGCACAAATCTATTTGCATATCCGCATATCCAGGGAAGTCAATGGATACTGTTTTACTAGGAGTCATTAGACTCGACAGTGATACGGGTTCTTTCTTTTCTACTTTGGTCTCGGGCATGGTTTAAGTCCTTATTAAAATTTATAGAGATAGTATAATTCAAAAGACACTAAATGTCAAGAATTATTTTTTG